TTACCGCCTGCTTGTTATAAATACTTAGCTGCTCTCAGCGAAGTACCCGAAATGCAGGCAGGTACTCCTCTTAAATTGCTTACTAGAAATTTACAAGGAATACCAAGTCTGAAAGATTTGATGCGCGCCAATGACTTACCTCTTATTGACTATGAAGCTTGTGGACAGACATTTGTGATTATCAAACCAATCAACTACTATGAGAAAACCTCTGGTGGTGATTCAGGTTCATTAATCACAGTTGAAGGTCCACAAGGTAAACCATTAGTCATTGGGATGCATTGTGGTGTTGCAACATCGAAAAACAATAGACAAGGAACAGCTATGCCTTTGTATAAAGAGTATGTTGATCAATTCATTACTAAGTTTCAAACACAAAGTGAAGATATTTTTCCTCATGTTGTGCAGAGAACTGTACCTCAAAATATGGCACATTGGCCTCCAAAGAAATCTAAGATTAGACGTAGTTGGATGCATGGATGGGCTGGTCCTCCTACAAAGATTCCAGCTAGACTCATGCCATTTGAAGATGACGAGGGAAACAAAGTTGACCCATTATACAAAGCTATGAATAAACAAGTACAGTATGAGTTTCCGGCAACAGAAATCCCTGGTTATGTAGATCAATTTTTAGATATGCTTTACCCTAGAAAGAAAGGTGCTAGTGTTACAGATTATAAAGAAGCACTATCAGGTTGTCCAGATAAAGGCAGTCTTTCGATCAATGCTGGTTCATCCGCAGGATATCCCTATTCCCTGGGTTCTGTGAAAGGAAAGTTGAGTGTCATAAATTATGATAAAGAGAGTCAAGAATACTCCTATACTCCTGAATTTTTCGAAGAACTAGAAGGATTGCATACAGAACTTAAAGAAGGTCGACAGATCGAAGTATTATGGGCTGATTGTAATAAAGACGAAACTCGAGATCGAGAGAAAGTTGAAGCAAATAAAACTCGACTTTTCTCAACATGCCCTTTCCATTACCTTATTCTTATGCGTATGTATTTACTTGATCTAATTGTCGATGTTCAGTCCAAAGCTGCCACTCATCCAATTAGTGTTGGTCTAAATCCACACTCTGTTGAGTGGTCAACTGTGTTCTATCGTTTAATGACCAAAAATAGATCGGTTATTGCAGGAGATTTTTCTAATTACGATGGAAAATTACCAGCATTTCTAGGGAAATATTTGGTCACTTGGATTAACAAGTGGTATGATGATGGACCTGTCAATGCTCGTGTGCGAGAACTTTTATTTGAACACATTTATAATGC